TGCTTGGGAGGATATTATTGTTGGTGATGTGACAGGACGAGCCATGCGCTTTAGGGCTATCTTGACTTCTACTAACGCATCGTCTTCTCCTGCTGTAACTGAGTTGTCTGTACGAGTGGATATGCCAGACCGTATTGAAAGTGGTGATGATATTACCTTTACAGGTAGCACTACGATCACTTACGATACCCCCTTTAGGGCTGTACCTGCTATGTGTCTCTCTCTAGCAAACCTTACTAACGGACAAAGGTATGCAATAACTTCAAAAACTAGATCGGGTTTTACTATCACTGTTTACGATAGTGGTGGTGGAGTTGCTACCAACTCTGTTACTCTCGACTATGTAGCTAAAGGCTACGGAAAGGTTCTCTAAATGTCTCAACATAACTTCAACATTGCTAACCAAGGTTTCCCTTCTTTCAGGACTGACCTTAACAACGCCCTTGTGGCTCTCGCTACTACTTCGTCTGGAACGGCAGAACCAGCCACCACTTATGCCAACCAGCTTTGGTATGAGACGGATACCAACACCCTGCACATTCGGAATGAAGCGAACAGTGCTTGGCTTGATCTGATGGTGATTGACCAAACCACTGGTTCGCCTTCCTTTAATGCGGGCAACGTGGGGATTGGGACTGCATCACCTGGCGCCAAGCTAGACGTTATTGGAACATCTGGTAGTATTGTCGCAGAATTGCAGGTTGGCGCTAATGATGATGTGGCGCTTAATTTCAGAAATGCGGCAGGTACTCAAGTTGGCTACATTACGAGCCATGTGGACAGTATCACCCTAGATGGTGACTTCACTAAGTTTAGCACTGGTGGAACAGAACGCATGAGGATCGACTCCTCGGGCAACGTGCTTTTTGGTAAGGTCACTTCTGATGCAAACCTTACTGGGGTGGAGGCGCGGCCTGATGGTCTACTTACTGCAACCCGTGATCTTCCGACAGCGGGTTCCGACTCGGTCTTTCTTATAGACCGCAGAACGTCCACTGGAGATGTCATGCGGTTTCGTAAAGACGGCGCTACAATCGGTTATATTGGCGTGGGCGCATCTAACCCCTACATTGGGAGTGGCGATGTCACTCTTGTGTTCAGTTCTTCTGGCGATGCCATAGTTCCCGCAGGAGAGGACGGAGCAACACGCTCAGGTGCTATCGATCTTGGGAATAGTGCAAATAGATGGGATACCGTCTTCGCTACTGTTGGCACGATCAACACCTCCGACCGTACCGAAAAGCAGGACATCGAAGAACTCAACGAGGCTGAACGGCGCGTGGCTGTAGCCTGCAAGGGCTTGCTGCGTAAGTATCGCTTGAAGTCGGCTATAGCCAAAAAAGGCGAAGACGCTCGCATCCACTTCGGCATCATCGCGCAGGACTTGCAGGATGCTTTTGCTGCTGAAGGGCTGGACGCTGGCCGCTATGGCATGTTCATCAACAGCACTTGGACCGACGAAGAAACTGGCGAGGAGAAGAGCCTCATGGGTGTGCGTTATTCTGAACTCTTGGCCTTTATGATTGCGGTGCTGTAAGGACCGATGAGATGATCTGGAGACTTCGTCTTTCCGCTGTCGCGTGCGCGTTGATGACTTGCTAATAGGAGTTGAATATGCCCCTGACAAAGCTTCAGTTCCGTCCGGGGATCGACCGGGAGGCCACCTCCTACGCAGATGAGGGCGGCTGGTTTGATATGGACAAAGTCCGTTTTAGAATGGGCTTCCCAGAAAAAATTGGTGGATGGACACGGCAAAGCCCCCAGTCATTTCTTGGGACGTGTCGTGCCATTCATCCATGGATCACACTCTCAGGCAATCAGTTCCTTGGTGTCGGCACAAACCTTAAATACTATGTCGAGCAAGGCGGTACGTACAACGACATTACCCCCGTTACATATATTTCAAGCCCGGCATTAGATAATTGTTTTGTGGTAACTAGCGGGTCAAATGCAGTTACAGTAATAGACGGGCAATATAGCCCTAGCGTTGGTGACTACGTAACCTTTTCGGGTGCTAATACAGTAACGGGAACCAACATAACAGGCACGATTCTTAATCAAGAATACTCAGTGGCATCCATAGTTAATGCGGCTGCATACAGAATAACAGTATCGGTTACGGCTAATGCCACAGCTAATGGGGGTGGTAATACGGTTGTAGCAGCTTATCAACAGCCTACTGGATTAAATACATACACTTTAGGTACAGGATGGGGTGCAGGTCCTTGGCCTGTTACGGGTATAACTACTAATTTGACTGATCCTTTTGCTACAACTAATGGTAGCAACGTAGTTACCGTAACACAAACAGCACATGGTCTATCTAACGGACAAGCCGTTATTTTTGCTAATGCTTCGGCTACAGGCGGGATTTCAGCCGTTCTTTTAAACACATTGTTTTATCCTACAGTAGCTAATGCCAACGCATACACCATTACTGTTCAGGCTAACGCAACATCTAACGTAGCTGCGGGCGGGGGTAACGTTATTGCTTATACCCAAACAGGGTCTCGTGGCTGGGGCACTGCGTTTTCATCAGGTATTGCTCAACAGTTACGCCTTTGGACTAATGATAACTATGGGCAGGATCTATTTATTGCCCCTCGTGGGGGATCTGTTTTTTATTGGATCCCACCTGGAAGCACTTATCCTAGTAACATAGCTGGTGGATTAGGGGTTAGATCACAACTTCTTGCTACTCAGTCTACCGCTGCTGGGTATGATGGCACAAGGGTTCCAACTGCTACTTTTCAAATTAGTGCTTCATCAATTCAACGTTTTATTATTTGTTTTGGCGCTAATCCATACGACCCAACAACAGCCTCTACGACCTTTGACCCAATGCTGGTGCGTTGGTCTGACCAAGAAAACCCCTATGAGTGGGTGCCGGCAGTAACTAACCAGTCAGGCGAATTTAGGCTATCCAACGGCTCATTTATTATGGGTGCCCGCTCAACTCGCCAAGAGATTTTGGTGTGGACAGATTCTGCTATTTACTCCATGCAATATCTAGGACCTCCTTACGTTTGGGGCTTCCAGATACTCATGGACAACATATCTATTATGTCGCCAAACTCTATGATTACGATCAATAACGTAACGTATTGGATGGGTGTTGATAAGTTTTATATGTACTCAGGTCGGGTTGAAACGCTGCCTTGCTCGCTCTGGCAGTACACCTTTGAGGACATTAATAGAGACCAAGCCTTCCAAGTGTTCTGTGGTGGCAATGAAAGTTACAACGAAGTATGGTGGTTCTACTGCTCTACTAATTCAAACGTAATAGATAAATACATTATTTACAACTACTTAGAGCGTACTTGGTATTACGGCACAATGGGGCGCACCGCTTGGCTAGATTCTGGCTTACGTCAATACCCAATGGCTGCTGATTACAACAATAGAATGCTGTTCCATGAGTCTGCGGTAGACGACGTATCAGGCACATCTCCCGTGCCAATTAACGCTTATGTACAGTCTTCGGACTTTGACATTGGCGATGGACATAACTTTGGCTTTGTATGGCGCATCTTGCCTGACGTTAACTTTAATGGCTCAAACGTTAATAACCCTTATGTAACTATGAAGGTTAAACCCCGTCAAAACTCTGGAGCGCCTTATGGCACGGCAGATAACCCAGAAGTAATTAGTGGAGATAACTTTTCTACCGCCCCTACATATAACATCCAAGAGTTTACAGGGCAGGTTTATACCCGCCTAAGAGGGCGTCAGCTTGCCTTTAGGATTGAGTCGGATTCTCTGGGTGTGGCATGGCAGTTAGGTAGCCCACGGATTGATATTCGCAACGACGGACGTAGGTAATGGCTGTTAATCCGCAAATTAAAACCCTAGATCTTAGACCGCCAAAAGCGCCTAACTTACCCATTGCGCCAATAGAATATCGCCAGCTATACCAAGATCAGTTCTTAAATGCCCTGCGTTTGTACTTTAACCAGATTGATAACGTTTTAGCGGAGCTAGCACAAACCATGAGTGGAACCATAACAGACCCAACCTACGTCACTTTCCCGCCTACTAACGTAGATGCTTTTAACCGTCTAGTAGTAGCGCAGCCTTACACGCTCTTTGACAGCCAGAACCGTTTTGCTATCGACAATCAGTTTGACACCAGCACGGCTACTGGGGGGTCTACTACCTATCTTCCTAACGAATCAAGCGTTCAATTAAGCGTTACAACCAGCAGTGGTTCTGAGGTAGTGCGTCAGACTTACCGAACCATGCCATACCAGCCAGGCAAGGGTCTTGGGCTATTAGCTACGTTTGCCATGAATCAAGGTAAGACTGGATTGCGTCAGCGAGTAGGGTACTTTAATACCCAAAACGGGGTGTTTTTTCAACAAAACGACACTACTCTAGCTTTTGTTTTGCGAACTTATACCAGCGGTGCGCCTGTAGATACAACGGTTACTCAAGCCAACTGGAACGGAGATAAGCTAGACGGCACTGGACCAACTGGTAGAAATCTTGATGTGACTAAGACCCAGATTTTGGCTATCGACTTTGAGTGGCTAGGTGTTGGAGATGTGCGGTGTGGGTTTTTTGAAGACGGCAAGTTTGTGGTGTGCCATACCTTCCATAATGACAACATAAATACTTCGGTCTATATGACCACGGCTATCCTGCCTGTACGCTATGAGATTAGCAATACGGCTGGCACGGCTTCCAGTTCTTCTATGAAGCAGATTTGCTCTAGCGTGTATTCTTCTGGGGGCTATGAACAGACCTCAATTGACCATGTGGCTAGACGCACCAGTATATTTACCACTATCAATACCGCAGCAACTTTCTTCCCCATAGTATCTATACGGCTGGCTTCAACGGCTTTGGGGGCGGTAGTCCTACCTAATCGGGTACAGTTTTTGCCAACAACC